CAGGAGAGCGAGCTCTCCTGCCTGCCTTTCTTCTGAGGGTGATAGTTTGAAATCCCCTAAACTGTCCGCATGCCTTATCACCACTGATCCCTCTGAACCCCGCTTAGATCCGGCTGTGCATTTTACGATTCACAGGAATAGTGAATCGGCAAAATCACTCACTCAAGGTATGTTCTTCTGTGCAGAACTCTAAATTTTGTTTTCGAGCCTGCTCACTCCTCTGTTTTGTTGCCTGTATATTATGAGGGCGTATTATTTGTTCCTATTTTCATTTGTGAAGTGGCCTACTTATTGCCTGTATATAGTGAGAGGCTTTTTGCTTCTCACACTTAAGGAGGTGTTGGCCATGAAAGAATCAGGCTACAAAAGCTATGAGGACTTGCCGCTGTTCCTGAACGCGGCAACAGTGGCAAAGGTGCTGGGGGTGTCTCCCTCATCCGGCTACGAGCTGATGCTCGTCGTCGCAAAGTCCACTCCGCTCCACCCGGCATATATGCCGGGTATACGCTCTGCTCCCTTGCTCCTCCTCTCCCCATGAAAACGCATTGCGTTTTCATGGGGGCATCTTATGGCTTCCCGGTGCTGACGATCGGCAGCCGGATGGTGGTGCCGAAAGAACAGTTCATCTGCTGGGTGGAGGAGCATACGGGAGGCGGCACATGAAGTATGGGATCGGAAACTATTTCTCTCTTCCAAACGAGATCTTCCTGCTGGGTCTGAGCAGCGGCGAGCTGGCGGTCTACAGTTTCCTGAAACGGTGCGAAAATCGAAAGACGCATCAATGCTGGCCCAGCTACAGGACCATCGGGCAGGCAGTGCGTATGAGCGAGAACACGGTACGCAAGTACACACTGTGCCTTGAGGAGCGCGGGCTCATCTCCACCGAGCCAACTGAAATCACCACCAGGGCTGGTCAGAAACGCAATGGGAACCTGCTGTACACGCTCCGTCCGATCCAGGAGGTGATAGATGAACACTACGACCGGCAACTGGATCAGCTGGAGCTCGTTGCGGCGCGTCAGCGGACGACAGCGGCCCAGGCCGGCACGTGACCGCCTGTGGGCCGCTGTGTGCGGCGATTGCGGCATGGGCAGGAACAGACACTCCCGCACCACAAAGCGCGGTGTGGGGGGCTGTGTGCCGCAGGTACCGGGATCGCCCGGAAGCCAAAATGAGCGGGTGAACCGAGGGGACGAAAATCGTGCAGGATAAAGGCCGGGGGTCGCAAGCGCCCTCCGGCCGGGTCACACCGCCCCGCAACGCGGGACGGGACAGTGGTTTGCGGGGAGTTGCCTGCGGGGGTCATAGGTGGTCGGTTTGGCTCACTTCGGGGGTCACAGGTGGCCGGAATCAGAGGATTGCGCCCTCAAATCCGCATGAAATCAGGGTTGTAAGGGTGAACCCGCGGGGGGCACCTTGGGGATATCGGTTGGTTTTATCGCAAATCCAAGAAGTGAATATTCGGACTATTGCCCCTTCAAAAATTGCGCTGCAAAACAAAGAGAAAAGCCTCCCGCTGCTACGGGAGGCCAGGCATTTACAGCATATGAAATTCGATTCCTTGATGTTTCGGCGTATCATTTGGGGAGAGTTTCATGACGCGCGCCCAAGTCTTGACCGTCTGCGCTTCCAAGAAACGGACCAAAGCATCCAGAGACTCCTGTTCATCATACTGCTGGAGCGCCTCATAGTATGCCTTTTTATCTTCCTCATAAATGATCATGGGGGGATAGTCGTTGATCATCAGCCAGTAGTTCAATAATGTCCGCCCAACGCGGCCGTTCCCGTCGGCGAAGGGGTGAATATTCTCAAAACGCGCATGGAGATACGCTCCGGCCTTCAGCGGGGCTTTCGGACCTACAGAGTTGACTTCACCGATCAGTTCTGCCAAGTCACCTTCCACTTCTTCAGGGTAGGAGCCGACCTCATGGATGCCAGTCACATAGTCATGTTTTTTGAATGTCCCGGGCCGCTCTCCATTGACCAGATAACGGCGCGCATCGTAAGTTCCCTCCGTCAGCGCGCGATGGATCTCCAGGATCAGTGGGAGGGAAAGCGGCTCCTTAACAGGAATCTTCTCCCGGAGGAAGTCATAGCAGACCTTCTGATTTTGAAGTTCAAACAGCGTGCGGGGATCGCCGGTATAGCCGACCACCCGGCCGTTCTCAAAAATCTCCCGGGTGTCGTGGTAAGAAATCGCTGCGTTTTCGATCTTCCCGGAGTTGTACGCGAAGAGAATGCGGAAGTTGTCCAGGCGCAGGTCCAAGTCTTCGCCTGAACGGACAGCCCACATTTGCCACTGTTTTTTCACCTGATCGTATAGATCCATGCGGCCACCTCCGCTACTTTATGAAGACAGTATACCATATATTTTGGTTTATCACAAAAAAATTTTTGATTGCCACTGTGTTCGCTACCCCAAATGATAACTTTTTGATAACAGTTCGCCGTACCCCTGGATAGTTTTCTCTTTCTGCGGTATGTTGTGTCGTTACAAAGGAGGTGTATCATCGTGGCAAAGCGCAGGCCATCCGGCGACGGCATGGTTCGGAAGAAGGAAGACGGCCGTTGGGAGGGCCGCATCGTGGTAGGCCACAAGGCCAACGGCGCCCCCATCTTCCGGTATGTGTATGGCCGCACGCAGAAGGAGTTACTGAGCAAACTCCACCAGAGCATCGAAACCTATCAGGATGTAGAACTGACCGAGGACAGCCGCATGACATTGGGAGAGTGGCTGGACCGCTGGCTGGATGAATACAAAGCGGGGACGATCCGCCACAGCACCATGTACGGCTACCGGCAGTATGCCAGACTTTACATCAAGCCCATCCTGGGAGACAAGGTGATCTCCCGCATCACCTCGACGGACATCCAGCGGATGTACACAAAACTGAAACGGGAGGGTCGCATCCATGAGCATCCAGAATACGGGTATCAACTCTCAGACGCCATGCTCTCCCGCATCCATGCCATGCTCCACCAAGCGATGAAAGACGCGGTGGGCGCACACTTAATCGCCAAGAATCCCACCGAGGGCACGGTGGTCCCCAAGCCCAACTACCGTCCAAAGCAGATTCTGAATGAGGAACAATTGGACACTTTCATGGCCGCAATCGAGCAGGACGAGGTGTGGCGGGACTTCTTCTTCACCGAGTTGACCACTGGCTTGCGCCGGGGCGAGATCTGCGGCCTTCGATGGGAGGACTTCGACGAGGCGGAGGGAACTCTCAAAGTCAACCGCTCCGTCAGCACCCGCAAGGCAGGCAGCCTGGAGGTCGGAGAAACCAAAACCAACAAGGGCCACCGGAGCATATCCCTGCCGGACAGCACGGCCCAGCGGCTACGGGAGCGGAAGAAAACTGCCATCAGCGATTGGATATTTCCCAATCCCTTGCATCCGGAGGAAGCAGTCAATCCTGGTTATGCCTACAATCGGATGAAAACGATCCTGAAAAATACCGGCCTACCAAGTATTAGGTTTCATGATTTAAGGCATACCTTCGCCACCCACGCCCTCGCTGGAGGTGTGGATGCCAAGACCTTGTCCGGCATCCTGGGGCACACCAACGCCAGTTTTACTCTGGACACCTACACCCATGTGACCGGGGATATGCAGAAACAGGCGGCGAATACCGTATGTGACTTTATGACAGACCTGTTGGGAGAGGAGTGGAAACCGTGGCAAGAAAACGAAAGAACGGCGAAGGAACTGTAAGACTTCGCAAGGATGGTCGTTGGGAGGGCCGGGTGGTCATCGGCTACGATGAAAAGGGCCTCCCCAAAACCAAGAATGTCCTGGCCAAGACAAAAGGCGAATGTATAGAGAAACTGAAACAGTTACAAGAACAGTACGCTCCACCCAAGTCGGATAAAATCAAGCCCGAAATGCCCTTCGGAGATTGGATGGACTTCTGGTATCAGAACTACTCCAAGTCGAAACTCCGGGCTACCACCTGTGCAGGATATGAAAACAGGATCTACCTGCATATCATCCCGGAACTGGGTGACATCCCTCTGAATCAACTGACACAGAACGACCTGCAACAGTTCTACGCCCGACTGAAAAAGAACGGGCGGCTCCTCCATGCGGAGCACTACGGCGAAAGCCTGTCTGACACTATGGTCCGTGGATGCCACGCCAACTGCCGGTCCGCGCTGGAGAAGGCAGTGCAGGAGGGCCTGATCCGTGTGAATCCCGCCGTCGGCTGTAAACTGCCGCCCAAAAAAGCCCGCGAAATGCAGGTGCTGACCCGTGAGGAGATCCAGCGGTTTTTGATTCAAGCCAAGGCGGAGGGATACTTTGAACTGTTCCTGCTGGAACTGACCACCGGCCTGCGGCGGGGCGAACTACTGGCCCTCCAGTGGGATGACCTAAACCTGGAAACCGGGGAACTGAAGATCACCAAGCAGGTCTATCGGACAAAGGAGGACGGACTCCTGATCTCTCAGCCCAAGACGAAGTCCTCCATCCGCACAGTCAGCCTGCCCCAACCGCTTCTGGCCATCCTGAAAGAGTACAGGGAGGGCATAAATTCCCGGTGGATGTTCCCTTCGCCGCTCAAGGAGGACTCGCCACTGGACCCAGCCTACATCAGAACACGGCTACACCTCATCCTGGAACACGCCCAGTGCAAGCAAATTAGGTTCCATGATTTGCGACACCCGTATGTCAAGCACACGACAAAAATTTTTAGCTTGCGCTCGATGGCTTTTCAAGCGCAGGCTTATCCTGATGCTCGGCGAAAAACTCGCGGAGCTTGTCAGCTTCATCGGGGAGGACAAAGCCAAAGCCCTGTCCGTCCACTCTGCAATAGAAAGCGATTTTCATGACTGCCACCTCAATCAAAAATGTCCTGGATTTTGTATGCGATCTCGATGCGCTTATCGGGATATACCAGCACCCGGTCGATCAACAGCTCGGCCAGCTCGGTGGTCAGCGTGTCCGCATCGAAAATCGCCTTGGACGCTTCCTTGCGGCTGTCCTGCCGTGCCTGTTCGTCCTGCTTCTGTTTCGCCTGTGCCAATACTGCGGCATAGGCGTTTTTTGTTTTCAGCAGCAGCTCGTTACACGCGGCCTTTTCCGCCTTGTAGGTGTTAAGGTCAATCTCGCCCATAAGATAGTGTTCGTAAAGTGTGCGCTTGCCGTCTTGCAGCGTCTCGATCTGCTGCTCATATTCGGCGCGTTCCGGTACGGAGGCATCCACCCGGAGCGAACCGTCCGGGGCAAACGGTGCGGCGGCTTCCATCTGCTTTTTCAGCGTCAGGAATACCGCTTGTTCCAGCTCTGCGGCGTTCAGACGCATCTTGTGGCAGCGGCTTTCTACGTCCGCCTCGGAATGGCGGCAGTAATAATACGAGGTTTTCTGCATGGTGCGGGACAGCGCATGACCGCAGCAGCCACAGAAGGCTTTGCCTTTCAGCGGGTAGTCCCGCTTCTTTTTGTTGGGCTGGGAAAAGCGGAGCTGGCTGGCCTGCACGGTATCAAACACGGCTTTCTCTACGATGGCCGGGTGATGGTCAGGGATGATGTACCATGATTCTCTGTCCTTCAGGTGGCTTCTGGTGCCGCCTACTTCGAGAACCGCCCGCTTGCCGATCACATACACGCCGGTGTAGCGTTCGTCCTCCAAAATGCGGAGAATAGTGGATGTACTCCAAATCCCGTGACAGCGGGAAATATCATGGGTGTGATTGCCGTGCGCGGCTTTGTACTGGCCGGGAGTGGGGATGCTTCTGCGAAACAGCTCCCGCGTGATGGCGGTGGCGTTGATGCCCTCGGCGGCAAGCTGGAAGATGAGCTGCACAACGGCAGCGGCCTCCGGGTCAGGCTCCATTCTGCCATCGGCGCTTTTGCGGTAGCCGTAAGGACAAATCTTGCTCTGATACTCGCCTCGCTGCATCTTGGCGTACTTTGCGCTCTTGGTCTTGATGGACATATCGCGGCTGTAATACTCACTGATGAGATACTTGAACGCCACATCCATGCCGCCGGTGTCGCCCTTGAATTTGCTGCTGTCAAAATCGTCGCTGATGGAAATGAAGCGGGTATGGAACAGTGGGAGCACACGCTCGATGAAGTATCCAGTTTCAATGCTGTTGCGCCCGAAACGGGAAAAATCCTTGACAATGATGCAGTCGATCTGATTGGCCCGCACCAGCTCAATGAGCTTCTGCACCTGCGGACGCTCAAAATTTGTACCGCTATATCCGTTGTCGATGAACTCCATGATCTCCGCGTTCAGAGCTTCCGGCATGGAAGCTGCATACTCATGGAGGACAAGGCTCTGATTTTCAATACTCAGACTGTCGTACTTGTAGTCCTCAATGGAGAGGCGTATGTAGAGGGCAATCACATATTTCTGCATTGTTCCAGCACCTCCGCATAGGTTTCAAACTCGCTCTGGAAGCGATAGCGCACCGTGATCTGCTTATTGTGGGATACCTCAATGCGGTCGATCAGCCGCTCAATGAGCGCACCGGTCAGCGCACGGTCGGTCTTGATCTGTGCAGCATCCTGTTTCAGCGCCCGGTGCTGCTTGGTTTGGGCATCCATTGTCCGCAGACCGTCCTCCAACTGTTCCATTTCCACGGCAAGATCGGCAATGCGGCTTTCGTACTTTTCCTTGTAGTCGAAATATTCATCCTTGGTGAGAACGCCTTGAACAAGGTTTTCATACAGGCTCCGCACGATACCGCGAAGCCGCTGGATTTCCTGTTTGCGGCTGGTGATCTTCTCCCGCAGCTCAGCGCGGTCAGCGGCCTGCCGGGGCAGTTCTGCAAGGGAGAGGGTGTATTGCCCCAGCGCCGTATCAAGCGCGTCCTGAAGCATATCTGCCAACATATCCAGCAACGCATCCTCGCGGATGGTCACGCCGGGGCAGGCATCCTTGCTGATTCGGCTCCTGCTCAGACAATGGTAGAAGTACACATCGTCGGACTTCTTACGGATGTTTCTCTGCCGGTGCAGGCTGCCGCCGCAATGGGCGCAGAACACCTTGCCTTTGAGCAAATTCGGTGTGTATGCGTTGATCTCCCGCGCCTTGGCGCGGCTGGCGGTCTGATTGAGAATTTCCTGCACCACCGCGAACTGTTCCCGGCTGATGATGGCCTCATGGGTGTCCCGCACCACCGTCCATTCCTCGGCATCAGCCTTGACCTGCCGGTGATCCACGGTTTTGGTCTGCCCCTGAACGAGATCTCCGGTGTAGACCTCGGAGCGGAGAATGACGCCGACCGTTCGGGTCTGCCACTTGCCGCTGCCGAGCAAATTTTCGTGGGTGATCTTTCCCTGCATCTTCTTGTAGTGGCTGGGGGTGAGGATGCCAGCCTCGTTCAGCCGCACGGCGATGGTATTGAGGCCAGCGCCCTCGGAAGCCCAGCGGAACATCCGCTGCACCACAACGGCGGCAACAGGGTCGATGATAAGCTGGTGGCAATCGTCCTCCGCTTTCAAATAGCCGTAGGGAGTACGCGCACCGATGAACTTGCCGTCCTTCATGGCCTGCCGCTGCTGCGCCCTGATCTTGCGCCCGATGTCCAAAGCGTAGGCTTCGTTTATCATGTTCCGCAGCGGAATGATGATACCGGAATGGGCATCCTCTGGGGCGGCGGTGTCGAAGTTTTCATTGACCGCAATAAAGCGGATATTACGGATGCGGAAATACTGTTCGATGTAGTAGCCGGTGTCGATGGTGTTCCGCCCCAAACGGGAGAGGTCTTTCACAATGACGCAGTTGACGTGACCAGCCTCAATATCTGAGAGCATCTGCTGAAAGCCCGGACGGTGGAAGTTTGTCCCGGTCGCGCCGTTGTCAATGTAGGTATCGTACACGCTGATCTCCGGGTACTGCTCCAGATAGCGGGCAATAATCATCTGCTGGGTTTCAATGGATACGCTGTGCGTGTGGGTATCCTCCACCGAAAGGCGGACATAGATCGCGGCTCGGCAAGCGGCGTCAGCCTCCTGCACGGCCACCGCAGCCGTTTCTTTTCTGCTTTTCCTTGCCATGCTCAGCCCACCTTTCTCTGTTCGTAATCTTTCTGCTGCGCTGCCAGCGCCAGAAGCTGCAACGCCTTTTTGTATTCGTCCTCATGGGTAAAGGTAATATCCAGCTCCTTCTTCCCACGGACGCGGATGCTCTGTACCATGTGAATGAGCGCCCTGCGGTCTAAGGTTTCCAGCGTGGAGAACTGCGTAAACTGTGAAATCCAGCGGTTGCGCTCACTCCGGTTTTCCAGCACCTCCGTGAGTTTTTCCTTGAGAACGCGGACGCTCTCGCGGATGTCCTCGGCCTGCTTGGTGTACTTTGCCTTATAGGAAGCGTATTCTTCCTTGGTAAGCATACCCCCCACAAGACTCTCATAAAGCCGTGCCTTGAACTCCAGCACCTGCTCCAACCGGCTCTCGTTGTCGGTGATGTGGTCGCTGTATTCCTTGGCAAGCGCCTGATTGATGCTGGTCTGGTCAATGCCGGTCAGCAGCGCCTCCAGAGAAGCAATATTGCCGATATAGGCTTTCAGGCTGTCCCGCACACAGTCGATCAGGCTGCTTTCTTTCATCATGACCGGATGGGCGCAGCCCTTTTTCTTGCCGGTAGGACAATAATAGTAGTGGTACTCCTTGCCGTTTGCACGGTTGGTCTTGCGGGTCATGCGGCTTCCGCAGCACCCGCAGATCAGAATACCGGAGAACAGGTACACCGTATCCTCGTTGGGAGAAGTGCGGGTATCCAGTCCCTTAATGCGCTGCACCAGCTCAAAATCCTGACGGGCAATCAGCGCTTTATGGGCATCCGGGACGCGCACCCACTCGGAGGCGGGGCGCTGCTCCATCTGCTTGATCTTGTAATGCGGCGTACCCTGTTTGCCCTGCACCAGCGTTCCGGTATAGGTTTCGTCCTGCAAGATGCGGATGATGGTGGTTGCCGACCATTTGCAGTCAGCCTTGTCTGCGTATCCCTTTTTCGCGTAGGGCAGGCCGTTGTTCTTCTTGTATGCCAGCGGAGAGAGAATGCCCAGCTGGTTCAGCTCTGATGCGATCTTAGAGGCGCTTGCGCCCTCCAGCCGCATACGGAAGATGTCGCAGACAACGCGGGCGGCGTAGGGGTCAGGGACGAGCAAATTCTTGTTGTCCTCGGCTTTCATGTAGCCGTACACCGGGAACGCGCCGACGAAATCGCCGTTGCGCCGCTTCACGTCCAGAGAAGAACGGGTCTTGATGGAACTGTCCCGGCAGTAGGCTTCGTTCATAATGTTCTTGACCGATACGGCCAGATCATCGCCGCTGTCGTGGGCGGTGTCGATGCTGTCGGTGATGGCGATGAAGCGCACCCCATAGGCCGGGAATACCCGGCGCAGATACCGGCCGGTTTCAATGTACTCGCGCCCCAGCCGGGAGAGGTCTTTTACAATGACGCAGTTGATATTTCCATCGGTGACATCCTGCATCATTTCCTTGAATGCGGGACGGTCGAAGATGATGCCGCTGTATCCATCGTCGATCTTTTCGGAAACGACCTCAATATCCGGGTTGTGCTCCACAAAGTTTTCAATGAGCTTGCGCTGATTGGAAACGCTGTCACTCTCGCTGGAATGATCGTCGGTGTAGGACAGGCGGATATAAGCGGTGGCTTTGAATTTAGGCATGAAAAAGCACTCCTTTCTCCCGGACTGCTCCCGCATGAAAAGAGTGGTTATCTGGCTATTAGGTTTTCATCCTTTTCCACACCGATCATAGCACTCTCTGCGGAAAAAAGCGAGGATGTCGCTCAGCGCAAAATGCCTTGCAGACATTCCTCCAACGTAACACCGTTCCCGGCGAAGCAGGCGTTTACCACGAAATCGCCGCAGCGGAAGCGGTAAGGATTTTTGATCTGGCGAATAAAGGCGGCAATGCGTTCTTCCTTGGGAAGATTTTTGTCTACGGATACTTCCCGGATGTCCACCAGTTCATCCGTGTGGATTTGGGTTTCGTTTGGTGTCGGCTGCATCATGGCGATCTCCTTTCTCGGTTTGGTGGGTTTCCTCAAGGTCACATGAATGCGCTGACGGGAAAGGCCATCAGCGCATGGTATCTGACTTTGAGAGGCGGCTGCGCGGGCAGAATTGGAGCCACATAACATAATGGCGAATACCGGCGCAGCCGCTCTGCTTGTCCATTTGAGAAGATCCATCCTATTTGCCACGCGCCCCGGATAGTGGGCATGATGCAGGCCGCCCTTGGCAGGGCTGTCATAACTCCACGATACCGCTGCCTCAAAGAGCTGGCGCATACCGCAGGGTTCCCCCTCAAGTCTGTGGGAGGGCGTGAGCAAGTTTCATTATCCGCCGCGCTGTCATCGCGCCCGATTTGCCGAATCGGGTCTAAGGCTGCGTAGATCGCTCGGATGGCTTTTCCGGAATCACCTCCTTGAAGCCATCGTCGTGGCGGCGCACCTTATGCCGCTATCACGCGGGTTTTGTGCCTGCATCATGGTCTATTCAGTTTTCAACGTTCGGTGAAAGGCTTCGTGGAGAATGTCCCTTCACCTATCGCCGATTTTGGGCCACTTTTGCACCCTGTTTTCAGCAATCAGGGAAAAGTTTTTTCATTTTCTTCATCGCCGCGCCGATGCTCTTGGAAATATTCTGATGGCTGACACCCTCGGCTGCGCCAATCTCATCAACCGTCATCCCATCCACGAAATACATCCACACCCTGCGGAACTGCGTATCCGTCAGGTGCTTCCGAATCTGCGTGACCTTTCTGACGCTGCGGTGGATTGCCTCTGCCCGGTCATGCGCCTGCTCCATGCAGACATCCACGGCAGGAATGGAGGCCGCTTCCTCGGATAGCTCATCCAACGCAAGCGTGTGATTGGCATAGACGTGAGCTTCCTTTTCGGAGGCGTGATAGTCCTCGTCCGACAGGGCTTTCCATTTCAGAAATTCTTTCTCGCTGGCAAAGTCCTCGCGGGTCAGGCGGACGATGACTTCATTGGCGTCCATATAAACGATGGCATCGGGGTCTTTCTTATTCAGCGCATAGATGCTTTTTCTATTAAACATTTTGTTCCTCCGTTCAGATCCGAGTGGGTAAAAAGGTCTGAACGAAGGGCGGCGGGGAGCGGCAGCCCACGGCGAAAAAGTGCCGGGAACGACAAAAAGCGCCCACACAGGCATAAAAGCCTGCATGGGCGCTTCGGTGCGGTTCAGTATGGAAATTGTCGGCGGCTGTCGGAGGGCATAGGTATCCTACGGTGTCCGGGTATCGTCCGGCTATGCTCCCGGCGCGGCTTGTTGCCGCAGCATTAGCGGCACCTCCTGTGCTCTCCTGTCATACGCATAGGTCCCTTTCATCTGAAAAATGTTGGGACAGCAAAAACAACGGCCGCCCCGTACAGAGCAGCCGCCGTTTTCCCTATACCATACGCTGCTTTTCAGTACCGCAAGGATGGGTGTCCTGTTATCGTCGTATTCTGATTTCTTTTAGGGCATTTCAGGACTATCCACAAGGGATACGCTGAACTCCTGCGCGGTTGCCCCCTCCGGCAGCAGCTTTGCCATGACCACCAGCCGCTGATTGCCGCTGTTGGCCTTGTCATACTTCCGGCAGCAGGTGGAGAGGGTCAGAACGGTATCTTCCTCGGAGAAGGTCACGCCATCAAAGTCAAGCCAGTTTTTCCGCGCAATCGTCTCAAAGAAGCTGGTCAGATCATCTCCCGTGGGATCAGGCGCAATATAGTCAAAGCCAATATCCGTGACGAATAGCGCGGTGATCTGGAAAATCATGTCCTCGCCATCCACAGAGAGATAGATATACGGATGCTCCTTTACAAAGTCTGCGTCCATATAACGGTAGAGCTTGGTGAACCGCACACCGTCCGGGTCGCAGTTGCTGGCGGAGTGACCGAAAACAGTGGTGTTTTTGTCCAGCTTATCCCTGCCGCCGATTTCGTTTTCACAATGGGCATAATAGCAGCCCCACATGGCATACTCACCGTTTTCATCCAGCTTCAGGTAATAGCCGTTGTCCTCCGCCTGCATCACGGGATCGTCTACCTCCGCACCGGGGATATACAGCCATGCCACGGTGTCGGGATTCTTCGCTCTGGCTTCCGCCAACTCTGCCTGCCTGTCCACCGAGGGGATAACTTCGCCCGCGGGAGTCGCTGATGGCTGAGACGCAGATGTGCCGGAAGGCGTTCTGTCGGGAATGTCGATAGGCTCCGTCCCTTTCTGATAGCAGCCCATGACTGCCGTGGTCATGGCAAAGAGAAGGACGGCCATGCAGATGATCGGACGAATGATTCTTGTGATTCTTTTCATAATGCTGTCTCCTTGCCGCGCTGGGATAGCGGCGCAGCTCAAAATGTCATTGATTTGTTTCTTGTAGCGAAAAGAGAACAGCGCAGCTTCAGGGCGAGATGCCCGTCCGCTGCGCTGTCCGATGTTCGCTTATGGGGTCATGCCAGCGGCTTTGATGTTTAGCCGTATGTCAGCCGGTCACTTCTTGCAGCGCCAGAGGAAGGTCACGATCTGCGCTCTGGTGCAATCCGCATTGGGGCTGAATGTCGTGCTGGTGGTTCCCTTGGTGATGTTCTCCTTGACCGCCCACAATACCGCATCAGCATAGTAGGCGGTGGACTTCACATCAGCAAAGGGATTGGCTGTACCCGCTGTCGGGGACTTCTCAGAACGCCACAGGAATGTGACGATCTGGGCACGGGAGCAGGTCATGTTGGGGCTGAACGTGGTGTCGCTGGTGCCCTTGGTGATGCCGTTTTCTACTGCCCACAGCACAGCGTCGTAGTAGTAGCTGCCCACAGGAACGTCGGTGAAGGGCATGGTGCTGGTTTTAGAGGCGGGGCTTCCAGCGGTGCGCCACAGGAAGGTCACGGCCTGCGCACGGGTGCAGATGCCGTCCGGGGAGAAATGGGTATCATCGGTTCCCTTGGTAATGCCGTTCTCCACTGCCCAATCCACAGCATCCTCATAATAGCTGCCGGTGGCTACATCCACAAACACGCCGGTCTGGGGGTTGCCGTTGGCTTTCATAAAGATGACCTCGATGGTATGGGTTCTGCTGACATTCTCAAAGGTGTAGGACTTCACCGCGCCGATGCTCTTGCCGTCGATCTTGACGTTGGCGACAGCATAGCCCTTATCCGGGGTGATGGTGAAGGTCTGATCCCGGCCCTCACGGACGCTGACATTGCCGGAGGGAGAAATGGAGCCGCCAGCCCCGGCAGTTGCCTTGATGGTGTAATAGCTGTAAGAATGGCCGCTGCCATTATAACGCCAGTGTGCCGTATAGGTTCGGTTGCCAGTGCTGCCCGTTGGGATGGTGACGGTCATATTGTTCTCGCCGTCAAGCCCCGTGCCGCTCCAGCCGGTGAAGGTATAGCCGGATTTGGTAGGATTCTTGAGGGTGAAAGTCCTCGTCTCGATGGTGTAGGTGTCGGGATTGCCCTCCGCAGTGCCGCCGGCCAGATCATAGGTGATCGTGTACTCGGTGGGTGCAGGCGCGTCCTTTTCGAAGATGGCCTTGACCTCCACGTTGTCGTTCGGCATGAGGAACTTGTTGTTCTTGATGGTCACGCCGCCGCTGATGACTTGCCACTCCTTGAAGTGGTAGCCCTCTTTGGGCATGGCGGTCAGGGTGATCTCCGTGCCGGTCGCAGCGGTGGAAGGAGTTGCGGTGCCGGTGCCGTTTCCGTCATTGCTGACGGTGACGGTGTAGGTGGTGGGGGTAATAACGCTGTTTTCCCACAGCGCCTTGATCTCTGTGTCCCCGCTCACGGTATAGGTATCGCCTACCTTGTACTCCGTGCCGCTAATCTCCCAAGCCTTGAACTCCTGATCGGTGGGAGCGGTGAAGCCGCAGACGGGCAGGATGTAATTTGTCTCTGCCTTGACGATCACGGGACCCATGCTGCCGCTGCCGCCGTTGCCGCTGAAGGTGATTGTGCAATCCGCAAGCGGCGTACCCTCACCCACAGTGACTTCCGCATCGGTGCTGGCAAAGTGGTTGTTATCCTCCGCATAGCGGACGAAGTAATTGCCAGCGGACAAGTTATCAATCTCCGTGCCGCTGCACGCCGTATAGCTTCTTTCGCCTGCCATACGGTATTCCATCTTATCAGTCACGCCGCTGATTTTGCCGTCGCTGCCGCCCACGGTGATGGGCGCGACACCGATCAAGCCGTCAGGAGCTTCCCGCGTGGCTTTGCCGATGCTCCACGCTGCGGTCACGGCATCGGTGCTGCCGTCCACCCATTTGCCGGTCTTGGATGTGACGCTAACGGTGTAATCGCCCGCGTCCGTGCCGGTGTTGCCGGAGATGTCCATAGTAGCGAGATCATAGCCGTTCACGGTCGCGGTATGCACAGAGCCGTTATAGGTATATGTTCCCGTTACGCTGATGTTGGGCTTTGCGGGATCGGTGGGCACGGGAGGTGCGTCCTCCTCGAAGATAGCCTTGACCTCCACGTTGTCGTTCGGCATGAGGAACTTGTCGTCCTTGATGGTCACGCCGCCGCTGATGACTTGCCACTCCTTGAAGCGGTAGCCCTCGTTGGGCGTGGCGGTCAGGGTGATTTCCGTGCCGGCCACGGCTTTTGCATGAGATGCGGAAGCCGTTCCGTTCCCGTCCGTTCTCACGGTGATGGTAAATTCGGTGGGCGCGGGAGGTGCATCTTTCTCGAAGATGGCTTTAACCTCCACGTTGGCACTCGGCATAGTGAACTTATCGTCCTTGATGGTCACGCCGCCGCTCATGACCTCCCACTCCTTGAAGTGGTAGCCCTCGTTGGGCGTAGCGGTCAGGGTGATCTCCGTGCCGGCCGCGGCTTTTGCATAAGATGCGGAAGCCGTTCCGTTTCCATCCGTTCTCACGGTGACGGTGTGCTCGGCTGCGGGGGCCTCTGTGCTGATGGTGAAGTAGTGCTCCGCCTTGCCGCAGTAGTTTCCCGTGCCGTACAGCGTCACCTTGGGAGCCTTTTTGCTGTCAAAGCCCTCGTCGCCCGGTGTGAGGGTGTAGGGATGGACGTTGTTGGAATAGATGGCGGTGTAGTCCGTGTTCTCCGTAAGCTGCTTCGTTTTGTTCTCGCCCGTCTGATGGGAAAGCCCCGTCAGCTTCTTTTCGCTGCCGTCATGGGCGCAGTCCGTCAGCCCCTCGAGCGTCAAAAGCCCATGCTCATAGCAGTATCCAAGATCATACTTGTCGCAGAGCGCGCATTTGCCGTACTCGTCAGGGCTATGGTCAATGGTCTTTCCGTTGACGGTGCTGCCGCAGATGGTGATGTTTTCCGCCGGAATACCGGGCAGCTCCTTTGTGTGCAGCTTGTCATAGACATAGTTTGTGCCGTCCTTTTCCTCAAGCCGGAAGGATTCCACCGTGCTGTTCAGAATTTGAATCTTTCCAATCTCTGAAGCTCTGCCAGACGAGTTTTTCCCGATGCCGGGAATATAGTCGGTACCAGACCTCAAATTGCCGCCCTTTGCGGTCACGGTGCTGTTTTCAATAAGAATATTTATCTGGCCTCCACTTGAGCCATACGCCGCGCCGATGGCGGGGCCGAACAATTCATTGCGAACGGACACCTGGCTGTTCGCAATGCGGATACGGCTCTCACCATAGGATTGGGATTGTGTACCGTTGCCGATAACCGCGTTGACTGAAGACCTACTATCGATTTGGCTGTCCTGAATGTCGATGCTGCCAAAGGAAGCCTTTTCGCCGCCGCCAATCGTGCAGCGATTATAGGTGTACTCATCGTTCAGGCGGATGCTGCTGCCGCGGATCACGATCTCTTCAACGGAAGAATATTCTCCACGTGCGCCGATGATATCGCCCGTCAACACGATGCTGTCCGTGATCTCCAGCTTTTTCAGCGTCTTTGCATCATTCGGTGATTGCACGGTTTCGTCCATGAAAATACCGTAGGTGTGCAGATCGGAATCCCGGATGGCGATGCTCCCATTGCCGCCGACGCGAATGCCTCTCAAATGCGGCAGCCTGATCTCGCCGTTTTCAATAACGATCTCGCTATTGCTGCCCACGCGGATCCCGTCGGTATGAGTGGTGGGTATGTCCGTGGATTCAACGCGGCAGTTTCGGATGGTGAGCTTCCCACCCGGCGAGTCTGCGTCCCAGCCGATCAGGACCTTTTCGCTGCTGAGAAGCGGAAGCTCTGCGTCCGAAATGGTGATGCTTCCGACGCTTCCGCCGGCAGCTCCGCCGATGCAGGCGCCGTCCTTACTGGAAATGGATTTGATCGCATTGCCGTTGATGGTGATGCTTTTGCAATCCACACGCTCGGAATAGCTGTCCGTAAAGCCGCCGATGGCTGCGCCGCTGCCCTCGGCGGAAACGGTGAGCTCACCGCCAGTGATGCGAATGTCGCCCTTACTGCCGATGCCTGCCGCACCGCCTTTTCCGACCGCATGGATGACGCCGCCGTTGATGGTAACGCCGCTCTTGCCGTTGCCTTTATCGCCAATGGCGGCGTTATTGTGATTGGCCGTGGCTTCTATCTCTCCGCCATTGATGGTAACGGTCATTGCCCCGGTGTTATAAATTCTGGCTCCGCCGATGCCGAAGCCCTCTCCCTTGGCAGTTGCCTTGACCGTGCCGCCGTTGATGATGACGCTGCCGCTCTCATACGGCCCGATTCCGTTTCCGGAGAGCACCCTGTGCGAATTTTCTCCAAAGTTGTTGACGCCCCCAATGGCGGTTACATCGCCGCCGTTGATGGTGATCGTGCCGCCATATCCTGTGGTGATCGCATCGCAGGTAGCCTCGGCGATGACCGTTCCGCCGTTGATGGTGACGCTGCCGCCATATCCCATTTGGCATGTGCCGATCCCTACGCTGTCCACAGCAAGAGGATTGCCTTCCGGCAAGGCAAAGGGTTCGGTACGGACAACGCCGCCATTGATGGTGATGCTGCCGCCTTGCCTGAGATTGCCAGGCGTATCTCCGTCGGAGGAAACGTTGCGATCATAATCCGATCCGCCGATGGCGGAGGAGCCCTGCTGTCCTTTGGCGTGGATATTGCCGCCGTTGATGATGATCGTACCCTCGTTTTCATAGTAGTTGTCGTTGGCAGCCCACACGCGCACACCGGCGCCGATGCCGGACAGTCCAGCCACAGGCCACACACTCTTTTCATGATCAGACAGCTCCGGGAGGCACGCCGTCAGCTTGCCCATGGATGCCTCAGCGGTGCTCTGGGCGTATATGGTGAAGGTGTCGCCCTCCTTCACGTTGATGCCCCACGGTACCGTGAGGTGGCAGTCGTCCTTCAAAATCAGATTGACCGCGCCGTGGGTGTCCAAGCGGGGCGTGATGGTCACGTCGCCCTCCACCACGTACCAGCCTGCGGGCATATCGTACCACTTGTTGTCGCTATTGAAAAAATCCTCGATAATAACTCTTTCCAGCACCGTGTATTCGGTGCAGAAGCGCTCCTTGCCGTCCGCGTCCAGATAGCGCACGGGGGTTTGCTCGACAGCGTTGTTCACGGTAATGCTCAGCGCCCTTGTGTCGCTGCCCTCGCTGTTTTCTGCCTTGACGGTGAAGGTGGCGGTTCCCGCCGCAGTGAGTATGCCGCTGATTTCTCCGGTTTTTTCGTTCAGACGTAAACCGGCAGGCAGAGCGCCTTCATCAATGCTCCATGTGATGGGCGCTGCGCCGATGGCGGTCAGGGTATGGCTGTAAGCCTTGCCTGTCTTGCCGTCCGGCAGACTGTCCGTGGTCACGATGACGGTATAGGTGTCTGGCACAAACCGCGCCGTGAGCGTGGTTACATCCTCCGGAACGCTATCACCGGGCGCGTAGAGCTTGCCGTCGCTGCCAAGCCACTTAAAGTAATTGCCTGTAGCTCCCTCCGGGCGGGTCAGACCGTCGGACGCAGGCGCGGTAAATTCGCTGCCGTTTTTCACGATGATCCGAATGCTGCTTTCATCGCCCAGCTTGCCGCCGCCAAGGTCAAGAGTAACGGTTTTCAGCCCGTCAGGACCTATCGTGTCACGGTTCAAAACCTCGAGGACGGGGCGGAAACCGACCTGCGGGTTTTGGCCCGCAGCGTCGCGGTGGCCACAGAAGCGGCTCGAATAGTGCCCGCGAACCGTACGGCGCCACGGCAATCTGATCACAGTATCTTGTCCACACGAAAAAATCCCGTTCCAGTTTTTGATATATCCGTCGTCCTTGTCCAGCAGCCTGTCCCATTCGTTGCTTTGGGGCGTGCCGCGTTCTGAATCACCTGAGCCTGTATAATCACTTCCCTCGGATGGCGCACGCATCGTATAGTCCACACCGCCGGCGGTGTAGTCTTTGCCAAAAATCAACCCTGCGGTGTTCAGGTCATTCCAGCTTATCGTATGCGTTACGGTATAGTCCGCCACAAACAGGCTGTGGGCATATTTGTTCTGCTCTGCATACTCCTCGGTGGTTGCCATCTCCGATGTGAGCTTGTAGGCGTCCACTGTCCCGGCGTAGGTAAAGGGGACATAATGCATTGTTTTGTCCGGCAGAGAGCCGTTCGCCGTGCCGGGAATGCTCACGCCGGAGAGGTCAAAGTAATAGGTGCCGTCGGGAGCGAGGTTGAACTGCTCTGGGGGAACAAACTGCGCCGTCAGCTTGGTTACGTCCGCCGGAACATTATCGTCCGGAGCGTAGAGCTCGCCATCGCTGCCAAGCCACTCGAAGTAGCTGCCGGTATTTCCGTCGGGGCGGGTCAGACCTTCGGACGCAGGCGCGGTAAAGCTCTCGCCGGTTTTCACAATGATCTGGATAGTATCCGAGCTTCCTCCCAATTTTCCGCCGCCAAGGTCAAGGGTAACGGCTTTCAGCCCGTCAGAGCCCAGCGTGCCGGGGTTCAGGACTTCAAGGACGGGGCGGAAACCGAGGAACGGGAAGGAGAGCGTAGTATTGGCGCCGGCATATTTGCGGGGCAAATCGTACCGGCCGCGAATCACACGGTTCGATAGCGTATTGGGTAAAGTATCTTGTCCCCAGGAACCTATATTTCTCCAGTTTTTGATATATCCGTCGTCCTTGTCCAGTATCCTGTCCCATTCGTTGCTTTGGGGCGTGCCGCGTTCTGAATCACCCGAGCCTGTACCACCACTTCCCCCGGACGGCGCACGCAGCGTATAGTCCACGCTGCCGGTGGCGTAGCCTTTGCCAAAAATCAGCCCTTCGGCATTCAGGTTATCCCAGCTTACCGCATGCGTTACGGCATAGTCCGCCACGAACAGGCTATGGGCATATTTTTTCTGCTCTGCATACTCCTCGGTGGTGGCCATCTCTGATGTGAGCTTGTAGGCGTCCACTGTCCCGGCATAGGTAAAGGGGACATAATGCATTGTTTTGTCCGGCAGAGAGCCGTTTGCCGTGCCGGGAATGCTCACGCCGGAGAGGTCAAAGTAATAGACGCCGCCGGGAGTGAGGGTAAACTGCTCATCAAACTGTGCCGTCAGCTTGATTACATCCGCCGGAACGCTATCGCCGGGCGCGTACAGTTTCCCATCGCTGCCAAGCCACTGAAAATAACTGTCGGTATTTCCCTCCGGGCGGGTCAGACCGTCGGACGCAGGCGCGGTAAATTCGCTGCCCTTTTTCACAATGATTTGAATATCCTCAGAGCTGCCGCCCAGCTTGCCGCCGCCAAGGTCAAGGGTAACGGCCTTCAGTCCGTCAGAGCCCAGTGTGCCGGGGTTCAGGATTTCAAGGACGGGGCGGAAACCGACGTACGGACTGGAGCGCGTAGCACGGTTGTAGCCCCAGAAGCGGGCCGAACTGTACCCGCGAACCGCACGGCTCGTCCACGAAGAGCGCGAAATATCCTGCCCCCACGAATGCATCCTGCTCCAGTTTTTGATATATCCGTCGTTCTTATCCAGTATTCTGTCCCATTCGTTGCTTTGGGGCGTGCCGTGTTGGGAATCGCCCGAGCCTGCACTATCGCTTCCCACGGACGGCGCACGCAGCGTATAGCTCACACCGCCGGCGGTGTAGTTCTTGCCGAAAATCAGCCCTTTGGCATTCAGGTTATCCCAGCTTACCTCATGCGTTACGGCAAAATCCGCAATGAATAGGCTGTGGGCATATTTGCTCTGCTGTGCATACTCCTCTGTGGTTGCCATCTCCGACGTGAGCTTGTAGGAGTCCACTGTCCCAGCATAGGTAAAGGGGACATAGCGCATTGTTTTGTCCGGCAGAGCATCGTTCACCGTGCCGGGGATGCCCATTGCCGAGAGGTCAAAGTAATAGGTGCCGCCGGGGGCAAGGATGAACTGCTCGTCGATTTCACCCGCCGCGAAGGCCGTTGTCGGCAGCAGCGTCAGCACCATGCAGCACAGCAGCAGGATGCTGAGGATTCGTTTCTTCATGTCCTTTTTCCCTCCTGTTCGTGTCGGTTCGGCTTATCCGCCCCGTCTTTTTTCTGATTTTCTCTTTTTCTGAGCCGGAAGCACAGCGCGGTGATCGCCGCCGCCGCGGCAAAGGAGACGACAGCCACCAGCACATAGCCGCCCGCATCCTCCCGCAGCAGCATCGCGCCGAACACGCCCCATACGGCTGTCTGTCCCGGCCCGACGACCGTGCCCGCTGTCTGCATCAGCGCCGCACACAGCAGCATACACGCGGCGCTCAGTCCATAGATGCCGCGCCGTTGCCTCCGGCGGTTGTTTTCCCGCACCCGCTGCTTGACGAGTGCGACCCGTCTTGCGGTATCGTACATTTCGTTTGAACCTCCTCTCTGGATTTTTTGAAATGCGGCTTAAAAACCCCTTCACTTATATAGGTACAAAAAATCGAAAAAACTCTCACCCAAAACGCAAAATTTTTCAAAAAAATTTGAGAGCCGCCAAAAAGCAGCTCTCAGGGAGTGGCTATTCGGTTATTTCCTCTGCCCGAGGCGGAAAGCGGACAGCTCTCCCGCCGCCACCAGCAGCGCCGGCAGGGCGTAGGCCACATACTGCGCCGCGCCGCCGTAGGCGATGAGCAGATTATAGATGGCGTGGAGGGTGATGGCCGCGCCCAAGAGGCCGCAGGTGCCTGCGATCTTCAGCCACGTCCGCTGCCACGTGTATGCAAGGCCACCGCCGACGATCAAGCCGCAGATCACATGCATGGCCCCCGTGCCGAAGCCCCGGAAGAAAATGAAGGAGAAGCGGTCTGCGCCGTTCTGGATCAGATAGCAGACGTTTTCAAAGGTGGCGAAGCTCAGGGCAACCGTGATGGCGGCGGGCTTGATCTTATCGCCCTCCGGCTCGAATACCAGAAGATAGAACACCAGCGGCAGCAGCTTCATCATTTCCTCCACCACCGGCGCGATCTCCGCCGTGGCGGCAAGGGCGTCCGCCTGACACACCGCCGCGAGGAAGGTGTTGATATAGGCCGAAAGCAGACACACCCCCATTCCGGCAATGCAGAACAGGAAGAAGCGGAGCTGCCGCCTGCCCATGCACAGGGCGGCTACCAGCAGCGGGGATACCATGCAGAGGAAGATGTTTTCGATGTAGGTCATGCGTCCACCGCCTTTCTCGTGGCGGGCAGCAGCCCCAGAATCGCAAGCGTCAGTAGCATATCACACCAGAAGGTGGGACTTGCCGGTGAGGTATCCGGCCAGAAGCAGCCCGCCGTCCACAGCAGATATTCCGAACCGGCAAAGCACAGCACGCCGATGTGGAAGCACCGCATATTCCGCGCCGCGCCCGTCTGTCCGTTGGCGTAGACCAGCCCCCGAATGGCGCAGAAGGAGAGCCATATCATCATGCCGCACCAGATCAGGTTGGAGAGAATGTCCCCAAAGGTGCAGTAGAACGCCAGCAGCGGCACGCCGAACGCAGGCGCGAGCCATGCCCTGCGGCAGCGGAAGCTGCGCTCGTCCTGACTGGCGAGCGTGGCCTGCAAAATGCGCAGGAAAATGACGCTGGCCACCCAGCCGAACTCCGAGACATAGAAAACCCGCGGCGTGGTATCGAACAGCAGCAGATACAGCGTCCAGTAGAGCGCGCCGAGGGCAAAGCAGCCGTAGAAGCACAGCAGCAGAAAATACGCCTGTCGCCCACTTTTCCGGTAGGAGATACCCGAGAGCAGCGCGCCCACGAACGTGACCAGCAGTTGCAGCAGGTTCTCAATCAGCTCCATGCGCATCCTCGCTTTCCTCGTTCTGCCCGTCCTCCCGGTTCATCTGCCGCAGCCGGAAGCACAGAACGGTCACGCACACGCCGAGTAAAAACGCCAGCAGCCCGATGACGATGTATCCCAAGGCAGCGCCGCCGCCGTACATACTGGCCGCCGTTTCAAAGCCGGAGTAGTCGCCTGTCTGGATGCTTGCGGCAATGCCGGGCATGGCAAGGGACGCGCCGATGAGCAGTACAAGGCACGCCGCCACGGCAGAAGCCATGGTGATCGTATTGCGCCGCAGCCGTTTTTCCCGCTCAATTTGGGCGATGCGCCGCTTCGTCTCCGCGACGCGCTCCTCATGACTCCGCATTTGTGATTCCCTCCCGTTCCAGCAGCCTTCGCAGGCTTTCTTTTCCGCGATACACCATGTTGGTGATCTGTTTTACCGTTTTCCCCGTGACCTCCGCCGCCTGTGCGTAGCTCATATCCTCGAAATAGGTGAGGTACAAAACCTCCCGGTAGTCCGGGTTCATTTCATCCATGCAGAAGTGCAGGATGCGGTTTCGCTCCTCCGTCCGTATGACCTCCTCCGCCAGCAGCCGTCCGTCCGGCTCACCGGTCAGCGCATCGAGGCTGAATAGCGGTTTTCGCTTGCTCTTGTGGCGCAGTGCCATGTGCCGCGCCGCCTTATAGAGATACGCCTTGAAGCCGCCGTCCCGTACTTTTGGCTTTTTCGTGAACAGATAGGCGAAAACATCCAGCATCAGCTCCTCCGCCTCGTGAACGTCGTGCAGATAGCCGTCGATATACAGGGTCAGGGGGTCGCCGTATTTTTTCATCAGGGCATTAAGCCCTTCGTCGTCACCGCTCAGATATTGGCGGTACAAGCTCTCGTCGCAAGTCATAGCGTTCACTTCCTTTTTGCGGATGCTTCCAATTCCAATGCGGAGGGGATTCGTCAGGTGCTTGTCCTGCCGGAATCGCGGTGCTGCCCCTTGAAGCGCGGGTCGGAGGGCTTTTCCGCGTTTTCCGGGATCGCCCATGAGCGCCCGAACCGGGACGCGCCGGGGATCCGCCCCTCGGCGCAATATTGGTTGACCCGCCGCTCCGACACGCCCCAACGGTAAGACGCCTCCCGAATGGAGATATAGCCCTTGATCCCGTTCATACCGCACCTCCGCATGGATAATACTCAACACGATACATTATATACGAATATCCGAAGAAACACAAGACATCCGGCGAAGTGTTCAGAGAAAAGTTACGGATAGGAGCGACATTTTTTGAAAAAGTCCTCCGAAACTGGCCAAAACGCCCCTTTCGGATTGTAGTATGGGTAGAGGGGAAAACGGGGGTACGAACGGGGGCAAGAAAGCGGCAAGCAATGCAAAGCGGTACCCACTTTGCAAAAACAGGCGGATTCCGTTTACACGGAGCCCGCCTGTTTCATGCTTGTTGGGGCGCTGCCCCAATCCCCGCAGAACACAAAAACTGTGTTCTGGAACGATGGATAAATCCATCGGCTGCGCGATTTTGCAAATCGCTTATGGGCAGGCAGCTCAGCGCTGCTCTGCCTCTTTTTCCCGTCGTTCATTCGCTTCCTCCTGCTCCTTATCCAGCTCCAGAATACGGTCGATATTGGCCTTGGCCGTCAGCAGCTCTTTCATTTCCTCACGGGCTTTTCGGTAGTCGGCATAGGCGGCTTTCTTCTCCGCCAGCAGCTCGGCGTACTCGGTATTCAGCGCCTTGATGGTGGGCAGCTTCTTGAAGCCCAGTCCATCAAAATAGTTCTTTGCGGCCTTGTGGATCGTGATCTCGCTTTCATGCTCTGCAAGAAATTTCTTGGAGTACCCGGCCTTGCGATAGGCAACGTAGGTATCGCGGGTCTTGGCGTAATTGGCAATATGCTCCCGCAGCACCGCAATCTCAGCCATGCGCTTTTCCGCAGCCTTAATCCTTGCGGAAAGCTCATTGAAGTGAGCGGACGCTGCCGCCGCTTTCTCTGAGAGAACGGCGTAATCTAAAAGCTCATGGTCTTGCAGATAGGCCACCGTCTGTGCCATCTGCTTCAAATTGAACAACGTCGCCCAACGCGCATAACCGGCACCTTTGCCAGCGCGTAATTTTGTCTGAATGTCCACCAGCAGATTCCCGCTGCGCTTTTCCGGTTTGACCGGTGCGGCGGCGCTCTTTCGCGGCGTATGCGCCTTTTCACCTGCAATCACCGCACGAAGATCTGCGGGAGTATAACCGTCGCCGAGGGTATCCATGCGAATGGATTTTTTCTGTTCGCCGCCTAACAGGGACGGGACTTTCTTGCCCTTGACCTCATACCCGGCCTGCCGCAGCAGCTCCAGCAGCGTTTCAAAGCTGTCGGGCTTTTGCGCCAGCGCATCGTCAATGGCCGCGCATATCCGCTCCCGGTGGGAGGGCTTCTTTTTGTCGCCCAGCCACTTGTTGTAGCTCTTGCCGTGGCGCTTCGGATTCTCCACGATGGAGTAGCCGTTCTCGATGCAGATGGTATCGTTGAGCCGCCGCACGGCGCGGCTGCTGCCCCAAAAGTTTCTGAATTTCCGGGTCTGGCTGAGTGCGGTGGAGTTCCAGATCACATGATTGTGAATATGGGCTTTGTCGATATGGGTGCAGACGATATAGGCGTGATTGCCTTTGGTGAATCGCTTGGCCAGCTCACAGCCCAAACGGTTCGCTTCCTCCGGTGTGATCTCTCCGGGAACGAAGGACTGCCGCAGATGGTAGGCGATCACATCATCCTCGCCGCGCACTCTGCCGGTCTTGTGGGTGTATTGATTTTTGGCGAAAAGGAACTCGGCATCGGCGATCCTGCTGTCGCACTGCCAGCTTGTTATCAGCCTGCCGCCGTCCGTCTTTTGCGGATTTTCGGTGTAGTCGATGATAGCGCTGATGGCCTGTCCCACCGTGCGGCCTTTGCCGGTGTGGAGAGGCATCAGGCGTGTGGTTGCCATGTTGGACACCTCCTTGAAAAGTCAAACGGCCTGCCGTAGCAGACCGTTTGAAATGTGTTAATTTGCAAGAGGTAAAAGCAAACTGATAGTTCGACAAACTGGAATTTTCAAATTAGTCTTTGCAAATAACCTTTGAACCTTCACCATCAATTACAATTCCCTGACGGTTGTTAATTGGGCATAGATTCAAATCCGAAAACTCAGTCATTATTTTCTCGGTAACTTTCTTAAATGGTGCTGTAAGATAATGCGGAAGAACATAGAAATCAATCAAATCAA